GCGCCAGCCAGTACCGCCTGCTGGTGGCCTGTGGATAACTTATAAGCGTAAGTCATTGATTTATATACTTCCTTACAGATCGCTTACAATATCGGTTTAACACGATGTCCATTATGTTAACCCAGATGTGGATAACTCCGCTGTTTTTGCCTAATGCGTAGGCAACTTGCAGTTGTCCACAGGGCAATGTGTGCATTACTGGCTTTTTTCTGTGGATAAGTCGTCAACGACCTCGACATGGCGCAGTGCCGCCATGCGTAGGTCTTGCACGTTGATGTTGATCTGCTGCGCCTTTTGTAAGCCATAAGTTTTCTGATCCCACCTTTCGGCCAGCCACTGGCGCGTGCGGATGCGCTGGACATCGCGCTGCGCGTGATCGACATCCATGCCGTCTGCGATCTTTATCGTGTCACAGGCCATAAGATCGGCGGCACGCGTGCGCGCGCGCGTAATCATAGCACTGTGATCGTTTTCCTCAATCCAATCCTCTAGCGCACGCTTGCCTATGCCTAGATCGATGCAGATGTCAGCAATGCTTTTGCCGCTTTCCACCATGCTGAAGATCATCTCCTCTGGCATATCGTTAAGAAAATCGACATCCTTTCTTCGCTTTGGTGTCCCAGCCATGCTTAACCCCGCTTTAAAGCTGTTTTAACGCGCTGGACTATGTCCAGTACCCATTTACTGATAAATGCCGCCATGAGCTTAATTTGAGCCATCTCTGAACCTCTCTGCCTGTTTGGAGTTGAACTTGTAATCCATGGTGTCATTGTCGCTGAAAGTAAGGTCATCGACAAAGTCATCAAAGCCTGTTGCACCGCCAGGCTTGAATTCTGAAGTTGGTTTGAAGCTGGTGAGCTGCGCTGTGGGAAACAGCGCCTTGATCTTGATCACCTCCTGCATCCTTGGATCGGCCAGCAGTGCTTCGATTTCCTGCATCGCCCAAATGTGATGGTTGGATATTTCTTGTCGGGACTTCTGTATCGCCACTGCCTCGTTGACTGTTCGCACAATTACCATCGTCTGGCCATTTTGCATTTCCCACTCAATCCTCGGTATACCTGTATTGGCTGGCTCGCAGCCATCATCTGTCGCCATCTGATCCAACGCGGCATATGCCCTGATCATTCCCGCCACGCTTGAATCAAACTTCGCATGATCTTTGGCCGCCATCGCTTGATGCAATCTTGTGTTTTGCAACCAGAATTTCTCCCTCACCTCACTGTTTACCAAAGTACACAGTCGGTTTTCTCCCCATTTCCTATCTGCTGCCGCCTTTGTTGACTCCAACTCCACCAGTTTTGATTGAACGTGAATCGTCCAAGGGTCTGCCTTTGGGCTTGGCTGCTCCACCACTGGATGCTGTTTGCTTTTTGCTTTGGTTGCCATTTATTTTCTCCTTGTCCAAATTAACTGAAGCGACAGTCAGAACAATCAGAAACTACGAGTCTTCTAGACTCTCGTTTCCGATTCTGATTTCTGATCGTCTGAAGCATCTGATTTCTGATCGCTTCTGATCGCTTCTGATTGTTAGTTATTAAACTTATAAGCCGCCTCAGTTGCCATTTTCGTCATCACATCTTGATTTAACCATGCCACTTTTTCGTAATGTCCACCCAAATTCTTCACTTTAAGTCTCCCCTTTGCTGTCCAAATTGCGTTATTAATTTGCGTCTTTGTGGCGTCATATGCACTAGCTTGGAGCTTCAATTCTTCTTTCCAATCGTCAATATTTGCCACTTTCATGCTGACCCCATCTACTACCTCATTGAAACCTTTGTTCTTAATTGCCCTGTATAGCGCAGGCAGCTCATAGGGCTGCCATTTGCCACCATCTTTGTTAGCTGGCGGCTTTTTCTCGGTCATCTTTGCGTGGTCTACTTTGGCTGAATCACTCGCCTGTACCGCCAAGCTGACGACTGCCTTTGTCAGTCCCAAGCCTGCCGGCCTGATCTCTACCTCGACCATCTCAAAGCCAAATCTTTCGTTGTCGGCGCCATCCTTTTGCTTGCTGATGGTGATCACGCCCTTGAGTTGTTCGTCAAATCTGAGCAATTCCAGCTCTGTATCTACTGCGCCAAGCAGGGAAGAATGACCGCGCAGTCCTTTGGCTGCGTCCTTGCCGCTGTGGTGCAGCACCATCAAGGCGCACTTAAGGAACTCCTGCACCTTACCCATGGCCGTAATGAATGCGCCCATGTCTTCTGAGCTGTTCTCATTACCGCCGCCAAATGCTCTTGCTAAGGTATCCACAATGGCGAGGCTGAATTCCATGCCTGTCTGCTCCACTAGCTGCACCACTGCCAGCATCAGCGCGTTGAAGTCCTCGGCGCTTGATCTGAGGTTGAGTTGGTGTCTGACTATGTAGATCGGTGCGCCGTGCTCTGTCTGGTGGTGCAACTTGCAGGCTTTGATGCGTGCGCCGATACCGCCAAAGCCTTCTCCTGCGAGGTACAGCACCGCGCCTGTCTGCTTAACTGGCCTGCCCATCCAACTGCGCCCTGTAGCGATGGCCTGTGCAATGTCTAGGGCTATGAACGACTTGAAACTGCCTGGCGGTCCATAAAGCGCTGTAAATGAGCCTTTAGGGATAACCCCCTCTATCAACCACTCGACTGGCTCGTCCTGTATGTCATCCCACGATTCAATCTTGATGGTCTTGGCGGGTTTGGGTGGTGGTGCTTCAATCTGTTGCTTTGGGTCTGCTGCAAACTCATGTGCAATATCTGCCTGTTTCTGTACATGAGAATCTTGATGTGTATAGGTTTCGTCTGTTTTTGTACTTGATGCTATAAACGCCTGTAGTCTTTCGGGTATCGTTACATCATCGACAGAAACAATCTTTGGCGCTGCCTTGACCAGTGCCGCCAGCTCTGCCCTGCCGCCCCCTGCCTCGATGAACTCATATGCGTCATCGCCAAGGCCCTGCAGTCCGAGGTCTACTACCTTGACTGCCTTGGCAATTGGCAGGATAGCCTCTGCTGCCTTGCGTGCGTAGCTCCAGCCACTTAGGTCGTTGTCCGGCAGGATCACTACATTAGCGCCTGCAAAGTATTCTGTGATGGCCTCCGGCCAATGCCCTGCACCGCTGTGGGCTGTGGTTGCCGCCACGCCGAGACTCATTAAGGCGTCCACCGCCTTCTCTCCCTCGGCCAGATAGATTATTCTTCCCGCTGTCTTCGCGTCCAGCAGCTCGGGTAACTTGTAGGGGACGATCCTTGCGTCACCCAGCGTAGGGTAGCGCTTGCCGTCACTATCAACTTTGTAGAGCCTATAAGTCTTGCCAGACTTCCCTACGCGCAGCCGGTGCTTGACAAACACTGTGACGCGGTCCTCGTCCTGATACTGCCATTCTTGTTGGAATTCGACTTTGGGTAATGGCTTGATGTTGGCTAATGGGTCTGGTCGTTCTTCTAATTCGGGTAATAGCTGCATATCTCTGATGGTCTGGAATACCGATTCTTGAGTGCAACCACCATGACAGTGGAATAAAACCTTTCCCTCATCATCTATGTGTACTGACAGTGATGGATTCTTGTCTCCATTGCCTTTGCCGTGACTTGGCACTGGGCATGACGCCACCCATTGGCCGTTGGCTCTTTTCGCGTTGCCTAGCGACTTGGCTATTTGTTCTGCTTGCATATCGCCTCTACTTGTTCTATGCGTTGCCCTATCCACGCCATGACAGGCACTGCCATGCTGTTGCCCAATGCTTTGTAGCGCGGACCATCAGGCGTAGGTTTGTTTTTGCTTTTGATGTCTGTGTAGTTATCGCTAAAGCCCTGCAATCTCTCACATTCCACAGGGGTTAATCTTCTGACGGCCATAGATTGCATAACCTTTGGACCGCTGTGCGTTGGACCGCCAACATCAGCAGTTATCGTGCATGACACCTGACCAGTTTCTGTGCCGTTGTAAGTGTCAACTCCAACTGATACCGCCATCGGATTCTTGGCTTGCAGGGTTGGCGTCATGTCCACATCAGTTTGCGGGTTTGACATTTGACCGCTGAATGCAATGGGTTGCGCCACACCATGCACGCCTGTGGCATTAAGCGTGTACATCGGACCGCCATCAGTAAACCCATCGCCGTTACCGCCGTTCTGTGGTTGCCGTCCAATGGTGTTCTCTG